TGATTTTGAGCCGCCGGTCCAACAGGGCGTCGGCGGCCATGGCTTCTACCGGGGTCATGCCGTGGGTTCTCCTAATTTGTAGATCTCATAGGCCCCGTCTTCTTCGCTTGCCGAACTCATGGCGGTAGCGGTAATTTCGATCTGGGCGATCTGGTCGGCTGCCAAATTCCAGATAAACCGAGCGAGGATCTTCGCACGGGGGATGTCGATCACCACGTTATATCTGGTAAGGACACGTAGTGCCTTTTCGATCTGCACTACATCGCGTGGCGCTTTAAACTTGTCGACAGTGTATTTCTTGCCTTCGATGGTCACCTCCTGTGCCTTGGCAATGGATCCGCCGAAAACCTCTACCAATACATCGTTATCCCATTCCATGAGGTTGAGCTTGACCTGTTTCAAACCGGTTTCCGAAGCCACCGTTTCGACCGGGACGGTCGGTTCTTCCTCGCAATAGAAGTTGGTCACGGTATCAGCTTCGGTGGTGAACGAGGCGGTTCCTTTCATGGTGCGTGCCAATTGTTTCATCTCGGCAGGCATACCACCTTCTTTATTTACGTCACCGAACAATGCGGCCTTCAAGCCAACCGATCGTATATTTTGTTTCGTTTCTGCCATAGCTTATAAATGAATTGAATGATTACCGTTAAAATAAATCCGATTAAAACACCGCTCGAACACCATTTGAGCCGTTGGCCGAAGGTGGCGACGGGAGCCTCTTTCTTTTCTTCCTTTTGCTCCGTCTGTTCCCCTCGGCTATAAAGCTGTTCTGCGAGTTCAAACACCAGGCGCTCGAGACTGTCGCAGCGGGCGGAAGCGATCACGTCACCCTCTCGGAAGGTGAGGCTGACGGTCGCCTGTCCGCTTCTCTCTGTATAGGCTGCCCCGCCGGGCAGCTTACGGAGGCTGTCCAGCGGGACACTGAGTGTCGCCCGGGCGGGTGGGATTATCTCGGGGGTAGCGCTTACCTTTCTGTCCCACACGAGGCTGTCCAACCGGTGGATAGTAGTACTTTCGTTTATACTCCTGCACGAGCCGGCGAGCAGGGCAACGGTCGTACAGAGGGCAGAGCACCAGTTTTTCCAGGCAAGCCTCTTGTGCATAAAACCTTTCTTTGAGTTGCAAGACCTCTCCATGCAGTTCGTCGATTAGCCGTGAATCCTTTTCAAGCATCTCCCGGAACGCATCTTCCCGTTCACCCTTCAGCCGAAGCCGGACAAAAGGCAGGTCGGACAGCCATTTGAGCAGGACCATCAACCCGCCGCCGGCACCGAGAAAGTCGAAGAATACGCTCCAGTCCATACATCATGCTTTTTTCTTCTTGCGGGCGAAGAGCGAGATCAGCCATTGGATGAGTCCGGTTTCGGCAAAGCCCGAAGCGGCGATACCAGCACCGATGCCATACATCAGGGCGACCGTCCAGTCCAGCCCGGCGAGAAATCCTAATTCCTGCCACCAGCCGAACATACAGATTCCGATACCCAGCACCCAGTTGAGTGCCATACCAGCCCATCCCGGCATATCCTTCCAGAAACCCCTGATTGCCTCCACAATCACCGGAACGCCGGCCACGATCGCCGCCAGCGAAGCGAAGATGTCTTCATACACGGGAGTTTCCGCCTCCGGGACTGTTGCCGCCGTTTGTGCGATTACAGGAATGGACATCGCCAGCAGGGCGATCAGGAGACATACTGTTTTGTCTAAATGTTTCATGTCGTTTATTGTTTTATTGATTAATACCTATTTGTTTAAGCCACTTTTGCACGTCAAACGACGGGCAGGCCTTTGCTGCCAGCTCGTTGTGACCGACAATCCGGACATCGGGGAACCTTTGGTGGAAATCCTTCACATAGGCCTCCAGTGCCCAGAGCTGCCGAGGCGTGCGGGTGTCCTCGGGCTTTTGGCTGTGCGCCTCGCACCCGCCGACGTACACAATGTGCCGGGCTGTCCGGTTATACCCTTTTGCCCCATTGGTAACCTCCCACGGATCGACCACGTCATCCTCGTTGTTTGCCACCAGCCGTTCCACCGTCCCGTCCAGATGGACCATGTCGGTATA